GCACAAACAGGAAGACGTGGCACGAGCACAGGCAACCTCGGAGCCACGGCAACGGAATCAGGCACAGCACTCATCACAATTGCTGGCACAAGCGGATTCTCGGTTGGTATAATTGGCTCAACTGCCTCCGTTGCCGCTACTCCAAACAAGCAGGCGGCAACATCCGGAATTGTTGGAGTAGCAAGCACAGCAAGCGCGACAGCAGGCAGAAGTTCAATCTCCACTGGCACTGTCGGCACAGCAAGTGGATCAAGTGCGACAGCAGGCAGAAGTTCAGCCTCTGTCGGCTTGCTTGGCACAACAGGCACTGAGAGTGGGCTTGCGCTACTCGCAGGCGCGAAGGTCGGTAATGCGGTCGGTTCTCTTGGCATACAGGGATTCGCAACCGGACTTGCAGTTGAAACGATTGTACAGGCAACTCCTGGCATAAGTCCAAGCGCATTTAGTGGAATTTATAAAAACCCTAGAAAAGTCAAAACGATCAGAACATTCGGGCGGTGTAAAGGGAATGTTGGTTTGTCGTGCATTGCAAGTGGCACTGCTATTCTTACACATCGGTCTGCTATTCGTCGAAGAGTTGAAGAGGCATTTTTGTTTTCAGATTTTTAAGGAGTGAATGATGGAAGTTAAACAATATGCAACAGTGCCGTTGATGGAGTTGAAATTGGCAGGTGTTGAATCTATGAGCTTCACAGGATATGGCGCTGCCTTTGGCAATGTGGATTCATATGGTGATGTCATAGCCCCTGGAGCGTTCAGCCAATTCTTAGCTGATATGCAAAGCGGCAAGCAAGCTTGGCCATCGATGTTATCACAGCATGGCGGATTGGGACTAACATCCGAAGACATGACGCCTATTGGCGCTTGGACTACTTTGTCCGAAGACGGCAAGGGATTAATTAGTGCAGGTGATCTTGCAGCAACTCAGCGCGGCAAGGATATGCACACGCTGATGAGCATGAAGCCAAGGCCTGCGATTGACGGTCTTAGCATCGGCTTCATTGCAAAGAAATGGGATGCGCGTGTTAAGCCGGAAGACCCCCGCAGAACGTTACGTGAAATTGCATTGATTGAAATTTCACCCGTAACATTTCCAGCAAATAGAAATGCGCGATTGACCGGTGTCAAATCGCTAGAAGAATTCAGCACACTTGCTGAAATTGAAGATTGCCTACGAGATGTTGGCGGCTTCTCACACAAAGAAGCAAAAACGCTAATATCAAGAATCAAAAAACTTGGCCTGCCTGATGCTGGTCTTGATAATGATCTGATAAATGCAATGAGAAAAAATATCAACATCTTAAAAAAGGAGTAACAAAATGAGCCAAGAACTTAAGGACGCGATTGAAGAACAAGGTCGCGCATGGAAAGAATTTCAAGAGAAAAATGATGCACGTCTGAAGGCAATTGAAGGAAAGTCTGCAGACGCAGCACCTGCTGATCTCATTGAGACTGTTCAAACGATCAACAAAGATATCAGCAAGCTGAGCACTGATATCGAAAAGATCATGAAGGAAAATGCACGCGCAAAGCTGATTGGCGATATGCATGATGCAAAGCGTACACCAGAACAGATTGAGCACAAAAATGCGCTGTTGAATTTCATGCGCACTGGCGATGACACTGGGTTGAAGGCACTGGAACAGAAAGCCATGAATATGGGCTCTGATCCAGATGGCGGCTATCTTGTCGAGGAAGAAATGGACTCAGCAATAACTCGTGTGGCAACTGTGATGAGCGCTCTTCCACGTATTGCCCGTATGGTAACAATTGGCGGACCTGCCTGGCAGAAGTTGGTCAAGACATCCGGCGTGGCAATGCGTCGCGTAGCAGAAGGTGCGACAGGCGGCGAATCAACAGAACCAAAATATTCACTGATTGAAATTCCAGTGTATGAGGCAGAAGTTGAGCCATGGATTTACAACGCAACGTTGCAAGATTCCAAGATTGATCTTGAATCTGACCTTACACTTGAGTGCGCAATCGGCTTCGCAGAAGGTGGCGCTGCTGAATTCATCTCAGGCAATGGCGTTGGCAAAGGTCGCGGCATCTTGTCATATCCAATTGTTGCAAACGCTTCTTATGCATGGGGCAAGGTAGGATATATTGCCTCAGGCAAATCAGGCGCATTCGCTTCTGTTGCACCTTCTGACGCGCTGATCAATTTACAGCACGGACTGAAAGCACAGTATCGTCCAGGCGCACGCTTCTTGATGTCTGACGCTACACTTGCGCTTGCTCGTCAAATGAAGGATGCATCTGGCAGCTACTATCTGTGGCAGCCAGATACAACTGCAGGCTTTGGCGGTCGCTTCCTTGGTTCGCCAGTTGAGATTGACGATAACATGCCAGTGAACGCAGCGAATAGCTACAGCCTTGCTTATGGCGATTTTGCCCAAGCATATGCAATTGTGAATCGTGCAGGCACCTCTCTCATCCGTGACAACATTACTGCCAAGGGCACTACAAAGTTCAACTTCCGTCGTCGCTTCGGCAGCGGCATTGTTAACTTTGAAGCCATCAAGCTGATGAAAATGGCAGCCAGCTAAAAGAAAATGTGGCGTTGGAAACAGCGCTACAAATTTTAAACCTTCAAAATTTTTAAGGAGAATAAAATGTTTGATCTACATAACAATATTCGCTCAGCTGTGACTGTAACCCCAGTCGCAATTGGCGCGAATGGTACGAAGACTGGCCTGGTCGTTGATCGTCAGGGCTATAGCTCGGTTGAATTTATTGTCAACTATGGCTCTGTCACCACAACCGGCTCAGTTGTTACAGTTGTTGCAAAAGAAGGCGATGTGACCAGCGCGATGACTTCAATTGCTGATGTTGACTTGCTTGGCACAGAAGTTCTTGCAGGCTTGGCAGCTGCAACGCCACGTACAGCTGGCACTACAAAGGAAGTGACGAAGCGTTTGGGCTATCGCGGCCAGAAGCGTTACGTGTCCATGGACATGATCGGCACAGGCGTCACCTCAGTTGGCGCAATTGCGTCAACAGTTGTGCTGGCAGACCCCAACGTTGCTCCAACGACAAATCCCTAACATCGGATTTTGATAATAGGACAGATGCTCACTCATCTGTCGGGGTGAAACTCCCCACCAACCCCTAGTGAGAGGATTATTAAAATGTTAAACAGCGGTGAAAGACAAGTACAAACTGCAATTGATGAAGTGCGGCGTGATCACGTAGCACGATATGAGTGGGCTGTAGGGTTGATACCATACGGAAGTCTGGTAATTGATTTTGCTTGTGGAATCGGTTATGGTTCATGGGTTCTTGGCGAGGCAGGCAATAAAGTTATTGGCGTTGACATTGACGACGAAACACTTGCATTTGCAAATGCAAACTGGAACCACAGCAATGTTAAATTTGCGAAAGGCGATGCCAGCAAACTGGACGGCGGCGAGATAGGAAAGTTCAACGCTGCTGTTTGTTTTGAAACGGTTGAGCATGTTGAAAATCCTCTGCCATTTTTACAATCGCTCAGGTCTTCTTCAGACATTCTACTTGTGAGTGTGCCGAATGAGGATGTTATGCCATGGCGCAGAGCAGACGGCGCGACAACGGCATTCCATTATCGCCACTATACCAAGCAGCAATTTAAGGAGTTGCTTGAATATGCTGGATGGGAGATTGTAGGATGGTACGGCCAGCAAGGCGCTGAATCAGAAGTCACAGGCGACAAGGAAGTGCCATGTGAAACTTGTCGCACAATTATAGCAGCATGCAAGAAAGGCGTTGTGCGCAAGCCAGTGCCAGAGCATGTAGTGATTCTTGGACTTGGCCCCTCTGTCGATCAATATACAAATGTTGTAAAACGGCTCGGCAACCGCCATCGGTATTGTGACGAGGTGTGGGCAATAAATAGTCTTGGCGATGTATTCCAATGCGATTATATTTTCCACATGGACGATGTCCGCATACAAGAGATAAGATCAGAAGCGCTGCCACAAAGCAATATCGCCGCGATGGTTGAGTGGATGCGCACAAGCAAGGTGCCGATTGTTACAAGTAGAGCACATCCAGATTATCCTGCGCTTGTCGAGTTCCCGCTTGAAGCAGTTCTGAATGATCTGAAATATGATTATTTTAACAGCACTGCTGCATACGCAATTGCTTATGCAATTCATATAGGCGTTAGGAAAATAAGTCTGTATGGGATGGACTTCACTTATCCGAATGCGCATGATGCAGAAAAGGGAAGAGCTTGCGTTGAGTTTTGGCTCGGCATGGCTGCAGAGCGCGGCATTAAATTATCAATGCCAAAAGATTCTTCGCTGATGGACGCGATGTACACACAGCAAGAACGCTTTTATGGATATGACACGCTTGATATTAAAATTGAGAATGATGGCGATAAAATAAAGGTATTGTTTACAGAGGTCGCTGAACTCCCTACTGCAGAAGAGATTGAAAAAAGATATTGTCACAAGAAGCATCCAAATGCAATTGTAGAAGGGAGTTCAAATGCAAGTGATAGCACAGCCAACGCTTGAAGCAATTACGCTCACAGAAGTAAAAAGCCAGCTTGGAATTAAGGCAGCTGATACTGTGAGCGATGCATCAATAATTCGCCGTATCAGAGATGCGCGTGAATATGCAGAGGAACATACTCAACGATCAGTTTTGAAAACAACTCGTGAAATTCGTTTGGATGCATTTCCGAAAGATTTTTATTATGGCAACCGCAGAATATTTTTGCCATTCCCAAATCTGTTATCTGTCGATAGCGTTAAATACATTGACTATGCGGGCATTGAGCAAACCGTTGACGTTGCAAACTATATATCAGACACATATTCAAAGCAGCTTCCTTACGTTCGCCCTACATACGGGCAAACTTGGCCAAGTGCAAGGTATGAAGATAATGCTGTCAGAATCAAGTATTTTTCAGGCTATGATGTAAGGGCAATAGGCGGCTCTAAAACAGTCACCATAGCGACGAATGCAACGCCTGGGGTCTTTACCTGCGCAGGCCACGGATACGATAACGGCGATGTTGTAAGGATGGCCGCTACAGGCATGACGCAGATTAATGACAACAGCTACAGAATAATCAACAAGGCAACCGATACTTTCCAGCTTGCAGACCTTTCCAATACATACGGAATATCAACCATTGATTACGGCGTAATGGCCACATGCTCGGTGCAGGAAGTCGTGATTGATGTCCCTCAATTGTTTAATGAAGCAATGATGCTGCTGATTGGTTTCTGGATGAATAACCAGCCGCAAAGTGAAAATGGCATTCTTATGTCACGCGTCCCATACGCTGTGCGTGATCTGTTTGATAAATATTCAATCGTGAGGTATGTATGAGTCACGCAAGGAATACGATCAGATCAGCAATTGCTGCAATATTAAGCGCAGCGCCGTCTAACTGGTCGTCAGTTTCAGAATCTCGCATTCAGTCGCAGCGCCAGATATGGCCGTATGTTATGGTGTTTGTTGAAGCAGACGTTTCAGACGCGCTGCTGATACATCCAACGAATATATATGAGCGCAAGTTATCCATTTCAATTGTCGGTCTTTTGCGTCTTCCTGGTTCTGGAGATACATATACAATTGAAGATAAGATGGATGATCTTGCAGCAGAGGTTGAAACAAC